ATGAAGAGCGTACCGCACCGTGGGAAGGAGCTTGCGGGGTACACTCTACTGTATTGGCAGAAGCAGCTATTAGATTCCAAGCAGAAGCTATGTCAGAGACATTCCCTGCACAAGGCCCTGTAAAGATAAAAATCTTAGGTAGCGAGACTAAAGAGAAAGAAGAAGCAGGTGAACGTGTACGTGTAGACATGAATTACCAGCTTACTGACAACATGGTTGAGTATCGTCCTGAGCATGAGCGTCTACTATATAGTCTAGGGCTTGCAGGATCGGCGTTTAAGAAGGTTTATTTTGATCCTAACATGGGTAGACAGTGCGCTATCTTTGTGCCTGCAGAAGACGTTATAGTGCCTTATGGAGCGTCTAATATAGAGTCAGCAGAACGTGTTACCCATGTAATGCGTAAGACTAAGAATGAAGTGCGTAGACTGCAAGCTAATGGCTTCTACGATGACGTGGATATGGAAGATCCAGCACCTTACCATACAGACATTGAAGAGCGTAAAGCTGAAGAAGGTGGTTATCAATTAACCAGTGATGATCGTTATACCTTATATGAGATTCACGCTCACCTAAACATAGATGGTATTGATGATGAGGAAGATCTAGCTAAACCATACGTAGTTACTATCGAACGTAGCACAGGTGAATTGCTGTCTATTAGACGTAATTACGATGAAGATGATGAGCTAGAAATGAAGCGTCAACACTTCGTACATTACTCTTATGTGCCCGGATTTGGCTTTTACGGCCTTGGACTGATACATATAATAGGTGGGTACGCTAAAGCAGGAACGTCGATCATACGGCAATTGGTGGACGCTGGTACGCTATCTAACCTTCCGGGTGGTCTAAAATCACGTGGTTTACGCATTAAAGGTGATGATGAGCCTATCGAGCCGGGTGAGTTTAAAGATGTAGATGTACCATCAGGTAGCATACGTGACAACATTATGCCGCTACCATATAAAGAACCTAGCCAAACTCTACTAGCGTTACTTAATCAGATTACTACAGAAGGTCGTAGACTAGGCGCTATTGCTGATATGGATGTTTCTGATATGTCTGCGAACGCACCAGTTGGTACTACCCTAGCTTTATTAGAACGTGCATTGAAGCCTATGGCTGCTGTACAAGCGCGTGTGCATTTTGCTATGAAGTTAGAGTTCCGTATGCTCAAAGAAATCATGGCAGAGTACGCACCAGAAAAATATGAGTACGAGCCACATAGAGGCGAAGTAACCGCCATTAAGTCTGACTATGAGATGGTCGAAGTGATACCAGTAAGTGATCCTAATAGTACGACTATGGCACAGCGTGTAGTTCAGTATCAGACTGTATTACAAATGTCACAGCAAGCTCCACAGATATATAACCTACCCCAGTTACACCGTCAGATGATTGAGGTGTTGGGTGTGAAAAACGCGGAGAAGTTAGTTCCTACGAAAGACGATGTAAAACTAACAGACCCTATTAGCGAGAATATAAATGCGCTAGCAGGTACCCCCATAAAAGCGTTTATATCACAAGATCACGAAGCCCATATAGCGGCTCACACACAGTTCTTAGAAGACCCTAAAGTCCAACAAGGACTAGCTAAAAACCCGCAAGCTAAAGGTATTATGCAAGCCTTACAAGCACACATTGCGGAGCACGTTGCGTTTAGATACAGAGCTGAAGTAGAGAAGAAGATTGGTGTAGCACTACCGTATCCTAATGAAGAGCTACCACCAGAGATGGAAGTAGAAATGTCACGCTTAGCGGCATCAGCAGGTCAACAAGTAACTGACCAAAACAAGCAGCAGGCAGCAGCTGCGCAAGCGCAACAACAGGCTAAAGATCCTATTATCCAGATGAAGCAACAGGAAGTTCAGATTAAGCAACAAGAAGTGCAGCTTAAAGCACAGAAAGACCAACTTGAGGCGCAACTCAAACAGGCTGAACTACAGCGTAAAGCCCAGAAAGATCAGATGGATAACCAAATCGACCAACAACAACTGCAAATTGATAGACAGGAGTTGGAGATTGATGCTCAGAAAGCAGGAGCAAAACTGGCGGCAGATAGACGTACCGCTAATACTAAACTAGATTTAGACCTTATGAAGGCTAACTCTGATGCGATGAATAAACAACGTAAGGAATAACTTATGACTACCGTCTTAGACGTGCTAAAAGAAAAACTCGAAGAACATGTTTCTTCAGCACAAGAGTATCTTAGTTCTGGGGGTGCGAAGGATTATGCCCAGTACCAAGAAACTGTGGGTTTGATCCGAGGTCTCGAAACCTGCATCTCTTATACTAATGACCTCTCGCGTAATTACTTGGAAGAAGATGATGACTGATTTAACAATCGTGCAAAAAGATCCTGAAAATGAGAAAGAGCTTGAAGAAGCGTTACCGACTCCTGTTGGATATAGAATACTTGTAGCCCTACCAGAAGTAGAAGAAACTTTTGGAGAAAGCCGCATTATAAAATCTAGCAAAGAGCAACACTTGGATCACGTTCTATCTACTATTGGTTTAGTAATAGATATGGGTGCAGAAGCCTACTCTGATAAAGAAAGGTTCTCGGCTCCGTGGTGTAAGGAAGGTGACTATGTAATGTTCCGTGCCAATACTGGTACGCGATTTAAAGTGGGTAACACCGAGTTTCGTTTAATGAATGATGATTCAGTCGAAGCCGTTGTAGCCGATCCCCGTGCTGTAGCACGAGCGTCATAAGGAGAGTAATATGGGTTTTCAAAAAGTAGAGTTTGAGTTTCCTGATGAGAAGGAAGAAAATAAAGACCTCGAAATCGAGGATTCTGGGGCAGTAGAAATTGATGTCTCAGGTAAAAAAGAAGCGGCTGATTATGAGGTCAAAGAAGAGGAAGAAGTCGAAGTAGAAGTAGTAGACGATACTCCTAAGAAAGACCGCAATCGCAAGGCTTCTGAACCGCCAGAAGACGTTACGGAAGAAGAGTTAGAAAACTACTCTGAAAAAGTTCGTAAGCGTATTCAGCATTTTAGTAAAGGCTACCACGATGAGCGCAGAGCTAAAGAGTCTGCAGAGCGTGAACGCAAAGAGCTTGAAAACTATGCTAAACAGCTAGCGGAAGAGAATAGAGAGTTACAAGAAACTAAATCTAAAACGCAAAAAGCGTTGTTAGAGCAAAGCAAAAAACAAGCTGAAAAAGACGTAAATGTAGCTAAATACGCATACAAAAAAGCGTATGACGCTGGAGATGCGGATAAAGTATTAGATGCACAGGAAAAACTTACTGACGCTAAATTAAAACTTAACAAGTTAGACGATGTAGATATACCTTTACAAGAGGCAGAAACTCCTGTACAAAGTGAACAAAGGGCAGTGCAAACCGACGAAAAAGCATCAAACTGGGCGAAAGACAACACTTGGTTTGGTAATGACGAAGAAATGACTGCTTATGCTATGGGTGTACACAATAAGATTGTAAGAGAAGGTGTAGATCCGGCAAGTGAAGAATACTACGAGACTATTAATTCTCGTATGCGTTCTACCTTTTCTGATTATTTTGGAGAAGATGAACAAACTGAAGGGCAAGAAACTAAGAAGCGAAAGTCTAATGTGGTCGCTCCCGCTGCGCGGAGCACGTCGCCTAAGAAGGTGACATTAACGCGGACACAAGTAGCTATCGCTAAGAAATTAGGAGTACCGCTTGAACTATACGCCAAAAAGGTTGCTGAAGAGATGAGGAAAGTATAATGGCTGATAACAGACTAGATCGTGAATTAGAAACCCGTGAGAAAACTGCTCGTAAAACTGCATGGAAACGTCCAGAGGTTTTACCGTCCCCCAATCAAGAAGAGGGGTATGTATATCGTTGGATTAGGATTTCTACCCGAGGAAATGTAGACGCAATGAACGTCTCATCTAAATTGAGAGAAGGTTGGACTGCTGTGAAAGCATCGGATCATCCAGAAATTACACTTGTTACTATCGAGAATGATAGATTTAAAGACAATGTAGTTATTGGTGGGTTGATGTTGTGTAAAGCGCCTGTGGAGATGGTTGATGAGCGTAATGCTTATTATAACCAGCAATCACAGTCGCAAATGCAGTCAGTCGATAACAACCTTATGAGGGAAAATGACCCTAGAATGCCCCTATTTAACGATAGGAAATCTAAGGTTACTTTCGGAAAAGGCTAAATTAATTTAATTTTAGGAGTTTAACATGGCTACTACAGCTTCTCCATACGGGTTAGTTCCCGTAAAAAATGCCGATGGGTCTGCCTACAATGGCGCTCGTGACGCATTTCAAATAGCTTCAGGCCTTGCCAATAATATTGGTTATGGTTCTTTAGTAAAACTCGACGGTGGTCGAATCGAACTGGCACTAGGTTCAGGTGCAGATGCAACTACTAACAACTTCGCTGTAAATGGCGGCGGTGCTGCAGGTGTATTTGTTGGTTGTGAGTATGTAAACGCTCAAGGGCAATTGATCTTCGATCAGCACTTCCCTACAGGCACTACAGCTCCAACAGGCACTAAGATCATTGCTTATGTTGTTACTGATCCGGGTGTTACGTACCAAGTACAATCTACTGGCGCTGTTCCTGATACGGACATTGGTCAAAACTGTACTTTCTCTGCGGTACAAAACGCTACTACTAGCGTTAACACAACTACTGGTAAATCTAACATGGCGGTAGGCGCAGCTCAAACTGCAACTGCTGGCTTTAAGATTGTTGGTATGTCTGACCGTGGCGAATCTGTAGCTGGTGATGATAAAACAGATCTACTAGTTAAAATCAATGCTCCATACCATTTGTTTGGTACTGGCGTAGTAAGCGAATAATAGGAGAAATAACTAATGGCTATTTCAAGATCACAACTGCTTAAAGAGTTACTTCCCGGATTAAACGCTTTGTTTGGTTTGGAGTACTCTAAATATGGTGACGAGCACGCAGAAATCTACGAGACTGAGACTTCTG